ATGCAAGACAAAAAAATTGGGATTGTTGGGCATGGTGATGACTGGCCGATAGGCAAAACGGCAAACACGGCTCTCATTTATTGGTGCGTAGAAGTTACATACAAAAATACTCTGGTGTTGAGGATGAAGAAGGCGCAATCTACTCATCTGAATACCGGCATTTTATGTGTGACATTGAAACTGAGCAAACCGCCATGAAGCGGGGCGCTTATGCCCACTCTCAAGCAATCGTCAACCATAATCACTGGGTCAATAATAAAGCCAAAAAAGACCTCACCTACACCAATGCCATGCCCCTACTTGATGGCGACATGAAAACGTATTGCAGACGGCGCAAGCGCTTTGAACAATATTTGTTTGATGAACTCTACAACGGCAATGTCTACCGAGTGAACCAGGGAAAACTGAGCATCGTGATGGCCTCATATAATGCCCCAGATGCCTTGCAAAAAACGCTGGCCAGTCTCTTTGCCAACACCTACCATGAGTTTGAGCTGATTATCATTGATGATGTCTCAACCAACTACACCACCAAAGCAGTACTCTCTGACCTTATCCGCAAACCCTACTTTAATAAAGACCGCTCTTACATTTATTTTTCTGACAAAAAACTCTACACAACCGGCGCTTGGAATTTGGGGGTATCAAAGGCAACCGGTGACTATATTGCCGTGGTCAATAATGACATTACCTTCTCAAAAAATTGGGATGTGTACTTGATGAATGAGCTGGACAAAAAAGATGTGATGCTTGCCAATCCCTACCAGACTGATGATGGCGAAAAAAAGCCCTATGGTTTTGCAGACCGTGCCGGTGGCATCAATATCAGGGGCACGTGCTTCATGATGAACAAAAAAAGCTGCAAAGCCCTGTTTCCGTTGCCCAAAGACCTCATCATGTGGTTTTCAGATTATTGGATTGCCTACACTATCGAAAAATTGAAGAAAAAGAGCAATTTTGTTGAAAAATCAGTGGTTTATAACATGGGCAGCAAATCATCAATAGACCTACAAAAAGATACTGGTGTGCTGTGGTGGATTATCAGAGGTGATGCCATGCGATTTACTGAAATGACCGGCATAGACACAACCCACTGGCGCAATATTATCAATGAGCGGTTACACCTATGAAGCCCAAATGCGAACTCTGCCACCAGAAAGAAGCAACCCAGACCGCCTGGGTCAATGCTGAGGACTCACCCATCAAAGTTGGCGGTATCTACCGTGTTTGTGATGACTGCGCTGCAAATGTATAAAAACGCCATTTTTTTCAACCATAATTGAGGTATGAGCAAAGACGTACAAAAACCGGCAAACCCCGACATTGAACAAAATGCGTTTGAGGCGCTAGATGAGACTGACCGCCTCTATGTTGAAATGAAGGTGCAAGGCTACCCAATGACCCACATTGCCAAGAAAGCAAAGCGGGCACACAGAACCGTCAGAGAATGGTTTGCAAAGGGTGGCAGGCTCTATGATGCCTACAAACTCAGAGAGAAAGAACACCGCCAAGAGTATAAAAAATCATTTGCCAGCATAGACAAACTCATCAAAGAGGGTGCAGTTGATGCCGTGCTGAAACTCCTAGAAGCTGTCAGAGCATCCGGTGTCTGGCCTACTCATATCATGGCAGCTAACTCATTACTTGACCGTGCTGGCTTCAAACCCAGTGACCAGATCAACGCTACTGTGACCCAAAAGACAGATGGGGCAATAGTAGAGAAAATTACTAAAATTGATGAACAACTTACCGCTCTTATTGCCGGCAGAGCTGGCGATAGTACACCAACTGACTAGGGAACTGTGCAACCAGTACTTTCTTGTCAACGGCAAACCAGCCGGTGATGAGATGAGTGATGGGCAAATTGCCATTGTTGCTGCAATTCTCTTTCATCAGCATATAAGCCCAAGAGGTGCTTGTGTTGCCCCAACCGGTTACGGCAAATCAGAGGCAGTATCAATGGGTGTTATTTTGCGTGTCTATTTCTACCATGAGCCTTTTATCATTGCCTCAGTCAAATACGATACCGCCGGCATCATCATGAAAAAGGTGATTGAGCATATTTTTGACAATGACAACCTAGTGGCTGAGCTTGAGCTGGACACTACCCGAAAAATGGACAAACTCAAAAGAGAGCGCAATAAGACCTCAGTGAGTTTCAAGTCAGGCGGTGGCATCAAAGTAGTGTCTCTGTTTGGCACTGATGCCGATGTTGGCACTGCTATTGGTGAACACGTCCCCAACCTTATTTTGGATGAGTCCCCGCTTTTGACACCTACCAAGTACCTGGCAGTGCTGAAAATCTTGGAAGGTACAGGCAGCTATGCAACCACTTTCTTATTTGAGCTAGGCAACGCCGTCAACCGCAATCACTTCATGTACAACGTCAAGACTAACTCGAAATACTACAAATTGTTTATTACCCCAGAGCAAGCCATTGCTGAGGGACGGCTTGACCCCACCAGTCTTGAAGAAAAGAAGGGGCTGCCATTCTATGACCAGTTTTATTTGTGCAAATTCCCAGATGAGGATGAGATTGATGAGAAAGGCTACAAGCAACTACTGACCCAAGAGGACATTGACGCAATCATGACCGTCATGCCAGAGCCGACTGATGACCCCTGGAAAGCTGGGCTTGATGTGGCCGGTGGCGGTGATTACAACGTGTCATGTATCAGGCAACCGCACCTTGCTTGGATTGCCAACAAAAACAAAAGCAATGACACCATGACCAACGTGAATGAAGTTGAGCGGTTGATTGAAGACTCAGAGGTGACCATTGAAGAAGAAGACAAAACCTATGAGAAAAAACTGCTTGACCCCGCAGAGGTGTACATTGATGACATTGGCATTGGTAGGGGTGTCTGTGACCGGTTGATTGAAAAAGGTGTGAACATCAACGCCGTCACCGTTGGCTTACCATCCCCAGAGTCAGACCGCTATGCCAACCAAAAGGCTGACTACTACTGGCGTGCTAGAACCTGGGTGCTTGCCACTGACAAAGAAGGCAAACGCATCAACCAACTGGTGCGCTATGACATCAATGGCATACCTGTCTGGTATCAGTTGACCTGGATTAAGTACAAGGTATCATCTGACAAAGTGGTGCAAATAGAACCCAAAGAGGACTTGAAGAAACGCACCGGCAAATCACCAGACTTTGCTGAATCATTTATGTTGAGCTTTGCTGACCGAGTTGGCCAGCCTGGAATTTTAATACTATGAGAACCGCAGAAGACAGACGAAACTACCAGCGTGAATACAACAAGACTCACAAAGCAGAAGTGAGAGCCTTGAAGCGCAAATGGATTGCTGAGCATCCCCAAGAGTGGCGTGATTATTGCCTGCAAAAGATGCTTGAGAAGTACCACCGTGACCATCCTGGCAGCCGGTACAACAAGAAGCGTCAACCTAGCACCTAAATCAATTTTGTATAAGTCTGCCCAAAAAAATAACTAAAATTAAGCTATGGACATATTACAAGGGTTTAAGAACCTAGCCAGTCTATTCACCAAAGGCTCAACCAATAACGGTGTTTTTGGCTTTGTAGCGCCTACTTCAATGCCAGCGATGAATGAGCGTGAGTTTTTGAAGGCCTACCGTGGCTGGGTTTATGCGTGTACTGACAAGATTGCCAACCGCATGGCAGACATTGAGCTGCTTTTCCAAAAGAAAAACAAAGATGGCGACTGGGAAACCGTCAACGAAGGCCACCAAGCAATGCAGCTACTTTATGATGTCAATGACTTCATGAGTTTTGGTGAGCTGATGTACAACTACTCTGCTTTTCAAGACTTAGACGGCAATACTTTCTGGTATCTGCCCCGCTCAGTCAATGACAATCAAAACAACCCCAAAAAGCCACCGCTTGAAATCTGGCCACTTGACCCATCACGCATGCGGGTGGTCAAATCAGAGGCCAACTTCATTGCTGGCTATGTGTACACCAATGAGTCTGGTATAGACATTCCTTTTGACATTCCCTATATTTTGCACTTCAAGCGCTTCAACTCTAAAAACATGTACAGAGGCATGGGCACGGTAGAAGCAGCAGCTATTGCCATTGATACCGACACCGCAAGTGCTGAGTGGCAGCGCAATTTCTTCTCAAATGCTGCAATGCCGGCTGCATTGTTATCTGCACAAGGCACACTCAACCAAGATCAATACAAACGCATCAAAGAGAACTGGGATGAGAAGTACAAAGGTGTAGAAAATGCACACAAAATGGCCATCCTAGAAGGTGGTTTGACCTATACCCCGCTTTCACCAACCGCCAAAGAGATGCAATTTACCGACAGCAGAAAAGCATTGCGTGATGAAATCTGTGGCATCTTTGGTGTCCCATTGCCGGTACTTGGCATTTTGGACACTGCCAACCTTGCCAGCGCTGATGCTGCTGAGACCCTTTTTGCACGCAATACCATCAAGCCAAGAATGAAGCAGTTTTGTAGCAAGCTCTCTGAGTTTTACTTGCCTCTATTTGGCCTAGATCAAGACCAATACCGCATTTGGTTTACTGACCCAGTCCCAGAAAATCTTGACCAAAAACGCCTTGACCGTGACAGTGGTATCAAAAACTACTACCTTACACCTAATGAGGCACGTGCTGAGTTGGGGTATGAACCGGTTGAGGGTGGTGACTTCTTGTACATTCCCACC